CTGTGACCGTTGCCGTTAACGCCGGAGCTGGATCTGGAACAAGACTAATAGCACCTTCACCACCTTCAGGAGGATCAGTAGACCAGACTACACTATTAACGGTAGCAGCTCCACCAACCGCATTTGAAAACGAAGCTGTAACGACTATGGAACTACCTATATAGACTGGTAATGCCATTAGGCGCGACGCCCACGTCGGCCTGATTCTGCAGCCGGAGGCCCATGGTCAGCCAACCTTGTTACTCGAACACCTTCTGCAACATGGTCGGCATCATCAGAATATCCGCCCCTTGGTTCCTCCTCAGTAAAACTCATTTCCAGATTTCGCAAAGGAGCACCGATTTGCTCCTCAATTTGTGAATTCACAGCAAGCGCCGCTTCCTGACGCAATCGCTGCCCGAATACTTTCAATGCATCATCTTTCTTTATCATTGCTCGACGCAATTTGTCTGCAGAAATGGACTTACCGATGGAATAACACAACCCACCAAATGGGAGAGACATACTATCCAATTCGTCTACCGGGGCAATTCCATAAGTTTTATGTTGATCGATAATGTAGTCAATTTCCTGTATTGTTAGATCTACTCTTGCACCATTAGGTGCAATGCGAATTTGCCCACCGATAGGAATTGTTTGCAACACAATTCCAGGACGCTCTAGCGCACGATAAGCAAACTGCTGAATTTGCTTAGAAACATTTCCGATGTACAGTTCAGGCATAGATTCCTCCCTAAAATTTGCACCGGACGCTTACAGTCGCCCCTACAGTTTGAAGCACGTTAATTCGTGCTAGTGCTAGAATGGTCGGGGATCAGCTCAACAACGTTGCCAGCACACAAGTGTTGCTGAAAACTGATCCCCATCAAAGCCTCCTAGCTGGTCCGGAAGCTTCGAGTAGACTTACTGATATTGCATCGTCACTATTGTTACCGCTTCCGGACGCACGGCCCAACCGGAAGTGACACGCTGTTCCGCGAGTACGTCGATAGCTCCGCCGGCGAGCGGAACAGGGATTTCACGCGGTGCGGCCATGTCGCAAAGCTGAAGTGTGCAAGCCGTCATAGACGGAGTCAGCTTCGCGAACTCGTTGGTATTGATCCGCGACCCCTTTGGCTCTTCCACTTCTGGCATAACGATGATAACTGCATCGTTTCCACCCGCGCCCTTGCCGATAAGCGTATCGTCGTAGGCCCAGATGATTTCGTCATCGTTCATTTCCAGAACGTCTTTGACCACACCAGCCGTTGATTGAGAACCGGCACCAACACGCTGATAGCTGGTGAGCTGAACGATGTTCTGGTACTCCATGGCGCCGAGAGTCCGTTGCGGCCCAACGAACACGAACTTACGACCAATGCCGAGCTGATTGGTTCTGGACTTGATGGCACTGATCAAAGAAATCAAGAAAAATGCCATCTGACCATTGTCATAGGTGACAACAGTCGTATTCCCCGCGCTGTCAGCCGGAAGGCTGACTGCTGTGGCTCCGCTGGCGTTGACTAGACCTTCGCCGTTAGCCGGGTTGAAGCCGTACAGCAATCCGTTCCTGATAAGCTGGAATGTCGCCTGCCGCATCCCGAGACGATGTGCATCGACGATAGAAAGACCCCATCGCGCCATCGCCGCCGTGTCGTGATGATCGTACTCAGCACGGACCCGAAGAAGGTACGTCGGAGCACTGATCTGCGACATAGCGAACGAAACTCCAGGCAACTGGTTATACGAAGATTGACCAGCAGCCATTCTTGTACGTAGATCCACACGCTTGATGTAAGCGTACAGATCACCATCTGACAATCGAATGAGTGGCGCACCACTGGCGAGCAACTCAAACGCTCCAGAAGCTTGAGAATACGGCATCAATGTGTCAGGCATCATGTAAGAAGGATGAACCTGAACGAATGCCGGAGCAATCGAACCCATGATCTATCTCCTTTGATTGAGGTTAGGCCAGAGTTGGCCCCGGCCTGGGTCCAGGTTGAAGATTACAGCAGGCAGACTGCCGCTGCTCCGTTGTAGTTCCACGTGACGAAGCCGGTCCCAGCATTATACGACGGAACCATGCACCCCGAGGACTTAATAGCCAAAATCTTCACTGCCAGTGCCGTTGTCGCAAAAGCAATGATCTTCTGGTTTGCGAAATCCCACGAGACTTGCTGCGTGATCAGACCACCTTCCAACGTCACCAACGTTGGATCGATCGCCAATGCCACACGAGCACCAGAACCGAGGCGATAGAAATTCACCATTCCACCGCTTCCGACCACAGGAACCGGCGATTGTGGAGTATTCACCGCCGCATAGTTCTGATCAAAGACGCTGAACCCAGTAAGGTTCGCATAAGCTGCTGCGCGAGCGATGACTGGACCCAACGCGATATCCGCTCGTGTCGGGGTTGCCGGAGAAGTAGTCCGCTCCGTTGGGACGTTTTCCGATATGGCTACTCCACCAAACATCGGCAGAGTTTCCGCCGCCGCCAGCCATCCGCCAGAAAGCGCGAAGCGTGCCGCCGGATCTGGGAAGGCAGTTCCAACAATGAGTCCATCGGACTCAATGTTGAACATTCCAGCCGCATTAGTCTGGACATATGGGTTGAATGCGATATTCGCCACCATGGTGTTACAAGTCCTTCTTTAAGAGTGAAGACTGGATCTGCAACTAGACAGACTGCTGAGTGCAGTTAGACCGACTGCAGAGTACGGAAAGACGCAACCCTGCGTCCCGGTCGACCCATCTCCTTGACAAACGATTCCTTGCCAAAGAAGACGTTCGACCGCACTCCGGTCGATGGATCGATCTTGGTGACCATACGCATTTCACCGGCTCCCAAGTCTACAGGATTGGCAGCAGCGGAGTCAGCGTCAGAATAGATTTGGCCTTCAGCAATACCAAAAGCTTCTTCCGGCAGTTGGGAAAGCTTTACGCTCTTCCAAGCCGTCGAATGAGTCTTCAGCTTAGTGGCCAACCGCTTGCGATAATCCAAAAGGGCTTCCCCTTCTAGAGGACGAGGAGCTCGTTGCCCAAAGCCATTGAATACGGCGTCAGCGCGAGCTTGAGCATCCGCAAAGGCCGCATGTTCCTCGTCAGACCGAGGCTTCATCATCGCATTCAAGCGTTCGATCATGACTTTTTGATCTGCGATTTGACGACGAAGAGTACCGACTTCATCGGAACGTGTTGAATCGTCCTTCTTGTCGTCGTCATCATCGTCGGACTTCTTGTCGTCGTCGTCATCGTCGGCCTTCTTGGCGTCGGCCTTCTTGGCGTCGGCCTTCTTGGCGTCGGCCTTCTTGGCCGAATCGTCTTTTTCCTTGCCGTGCTTGATTTCAAGCTCGCCGTCGTCCGCCTTTTTGGAATCCCCGGTCACCTTGGCTTTAGCGACGCTTGCATCATCCTTTTTCTTATCGCCGTCATCATCCTTGATTCTTGTCTTGGGGGCGGTGATGCCATCATCCTTGCTCCGGTCATCATCGTCGTCGTCGGACTTAGTTTTTGTGCCCGCATCATCGCGTGGCGACTTTTTGTCGTCATCATCATCTCCCTTAATGATGTTCTTTTCTCCCACCTCAAGAGCGTCCATACGCTTGGCAAGAGAATCAAGCTTCGTTACTGCGTCGGCCAAGAGTGCGTCGACGCTCACAGTTCCTGCTGGCATAATAACCTCCTATGTTCCAGCCTCAGTTATCGCGTTCGCGACGCGGCGCGACTCAGCGAACCATTAAATCCTTCCTGGACATAAATCCAGCAAGTCGTTCAGCAAATCGGTTTAAACCATCGGCAAACCCTTCTAAACCAGGAGGAATGCCTTGCATTGGTCCTGCCGGAACATCACTAACTCCTTGAGGAGGTAATGATGGAGCTGGAAGCTCACTAACATCTTTCTTCGCAGTCACAACTATCTCAGATGGTGATCCAGAAGCCGCAGAATCATTATCAATCCGAATTCCACTTGCGTCACCACCTTTATCCCACACACCTTTTTCACATATTGCTAAGTGATCCACAAAGCTTGGATTACCTTCGACCAAAAGGTTAGACCCATCTTCCATTTCCAAATTATAATTGACTTTAGGATCTCGAAATACCACACTGGGAGAAGTAGATAACTGATTATTGACAATAGCAACCATTGCACCTTTGTCATAAATCTTTGCTATTCCCCAAACTTCATCTCCTTTAATATATGCGATAAACATCGTTCCTACAACACGTTTAGAAAATTCATCAGAATTTAGAATTTGTGAGTTCGGATGATCAAGTATAATAGGAACACCACTACAACGACGCAGAAACTCAGGAGAGAGATAAATGGTATCACGCCGATAGACCCACTCATTGAGTTTAGGTCGGAAACTAAATCCAGTGCCACTAATCCGCATATCGACCAAACAGATGTTTTCAATATATTGTGGTGATACAAGTTCTCCATCCCGTATAGCTTCAGCCAATTCAAGCTCATTCATTCCCTTCATCTTACGCAAAGCAATCATACAACCAGGATGAAGAGTTAATGAAGTAGCATAGTCCGGGTTAATCCATACATGAGCATCATGTTCATGGTTAAGCCTTGGAATAAACTCATCGTCGCAATTGAATATGAATGTTGAGAAATCAACATCATCTCTGATACGGCGAGTAAGTAATTTTCCTGCATGTCCGGAATTGAATCCGGTTTCTTCGAGACATTCTCGAACCGCACAAGACTCAATTGTCTCACCATCTTTCTGTACTCCTCCTGGAAACGCCCATCCCAGCCCATCAGTCCGGCGGCAGAGCAATATACGTCCATTCGGAGATTTAAATAGAATTCCAGCCGCTACTGTCATCCAATTTCCTTAGGATGTCTATTACTCGGCTGCATATTGTCTTTTGTACGCGGCTTTACATCAACCGGCTTACGTTGATGTTGACGTGCTTCAAAAGCATCCATTCGAGAAATCAATGAATCACACTCAGAAACCAATTGTTCGACAGGAGTAGGTTTACCTGTATCATCATCTACTCCAGTGATCTTGCCTTTATTCTTCATAGCATAGAAAACCTGTCGTCCCCTATCGTGCCCATACTCTTTAACAAGAGAAGACCTGATTTCTTTACCTTTTTCAGTAAGAGGCATTATCGTGTAGCTCTACTTAATTGTCTAATTCTTCGTTGTTTTAGATAATTCCGAGTTATTTCTTCCCAAGTTTCTTCATTTTCTGGTTCAACTTGCAGTTTTTTCGCTAAAGCAACTAAATCACGCTCAGAAACTTTGTATTTCTTCCGCAAATACGTTAAAGAACTCACAATTTCCTTATTTAGCGGCATTCAAGTACTCAAGAAGCCGAATTACAGTTGAATCAGCTCGAGCCATCTTCACTTTTGGAATTTCAGGTCTAGGATCATCTGGTTCCGCACCAGCATCCATTTGTTTTTGTCTATTTTCATCATCTTTCTTCAATTGAACAAGCAATTTCTTGTAATCAAGGTTCAATGGACTCGAATAAAGAAGCTTGTTGTTCGTAATTGCATCTGCGATCCACTGAATAAGTCGTGCTTTGTTCTCAGGATCGAAGCTAAACTCTAAAATCTGGTAAATTGAAATCGCAGCCTTCATCTTTGTATCATCAACCTTGACCTGATCGGAGTCAGGTTCACGCAAATAAGAAGGCCACAAGGCTTGATAGCTATTCATCCACTGATAAAACGCTTCCTTGTACTCCATTTTCCCATATTTTTCTGGGAACATCACTTTCATGGAATCAAAAAAGGCTGGAGTCCACGCACGATGCATTACAATTCGATCCAAAAACCGGTAAACAGGATCCATTGTTTCCCGCATCCGGTCCATATAACGCGCTACAGCCTTCGCATCTTCCGAACCTTCTCCAAAACCTTCTGCGAACGACTCTTGCGTAAGGAGCTTAACCGGCATATCGACTGAATTCGCGATATTCTCGAGTATGTTTCGTCGAGCAAGGACGTGTGGTCCTTCCAAATTCTGCATGTTAAGGGATTCAATGTCTTCATCAGGCGTAATATTGAGTACATTTCCGGTTTCTGCCTCTTTAACAAGAGACCGCTTGAAACCAGCAGCCCAAGCCATGATGTTATCGACGAAATTCCCCGGCTGTTTGATCTTGGCAACCAAGACTCCAACCTTGGTTTCTACCAAGTCATCAGCTATAAGGCTTTTGATGTAAGATTTAAGAGGATAAAAAGAACGTTGATAAACGCTACGACCCACGAAACCAAAAGCAGAAGTAGTATAGCCCAGATAAATCGGTTTTTCATTCGTTACTGTGACAGAACGTGAAGGATGATACGAAGTTCCACTCACAGCTATCTGTGAGTACTTCATAAAATCCATAGCGTTGGGATTTTGATTTAGGACCAAACTCCCAGATGTGTTGAGAGGATCCAATATGTTAAAAGAAATGTTAAGATCAGGAAGATCCCAATAATCAATCTTTTCACTACTCTTCATCCCATCAACCAACATAGCAATAGACGCAATCCCATACATCCGACTAACAGTAAGAAGATTGTGGACAAGAAAGTCTCC